CTAAAGACGTCGACGCCAAGGAGACCACCTCTGACGCACTCAAAAAATGAGTGCGTCCGCTCTGTGATCGCACTTGATCTTACAGAGCGGACTGACACCCAACTGCAAGAGTCAGTTACTGACTCGAACGGCCTTCCCCGTTCCCAATCCACAACTTCCTCTTCTGCGCGCGATAGAGAATCTCTATCACCGCAGCCTCGATCTTCCGCGCGTCGTCGAACGACAGCGCTTCCCCATCTTCAGCAACGTCCTGATTATTCTTCAGGACGTATTCAAGACAAGCTTTCAAGCTTGTCGACCATCTCTTCTTCTCTTCTTTCTTCAAGGTTCCCATTTGAACCTCCTTTCGGCAAAGCCAAGTCACGGGATGTCACAGGGCCGCAAAGCGGCTTGGAGCGTCTGCGAAGCAGAGAGAGCGCAGCGAACCCACGCGAACCCTTGACGCCCGTGGCACAATCCAAAGAAAAAGGAGGAGAAAAAAATCCCCTCCCCGTGTCAGTCCCCAACCCCATCCCCAGCTGGACGCCAGTCCAAACAATTATCGCGGCTTTTTTACAGGCAACTTTCCTCAGGAGGGAAATGCAAAATGAAACGCAGAAAACTGAACAGAAAAAAATCCCGGAAAATGTTTAAACGCGGGGCCACCCGCGTACACAAAAAGAATCTTCGAGGCCCTGTACTAAGAGGCGGAATCCGACTCTAAAATGCCGTGCTACCACCCGATCGACGGGTGGCGCTCAAAAACTCACGGCGTTACTTTCAATCGCAACAACGCCTTTCTTGACCTTCCGGTCACAGTGAGTTGCGGCCGCTGCCTCGGATGCCTACTTAAACGAGCCCGCTCATGGGCAATCCGTGCAATGCACGAAGCTTCTCTACACGAACGCAACTGCTTCGTGACCCTCACCTATAACGACGAAAACCTCCCGAAAAACGGCAGTCTTGACCTCCGCGACTTTCAGCTCTTCATGAAATCTCTCAGAAAACACGTCGCAGAAACCTACGGTACAAAAATTCGCTATCTCCACTGTGGAGAATACGGCGAAAAATATGGCCGACCACACCTCCACATCCTCATCTTTGGCTTCGATTTCGAAGACAAAGTCGTTTTTAACGACAAAGGACACCAAACTTCAGACACACTTACCAAACTGTGGGGCCGCGGCCACACTCAAGTAGGAGGCCTAACATATGAGTCAGCTGCTTACGTTTCTCGGTACACTACCAAGAAAAATCTTAGAAATTATCGTCTTATGGATCATCCAGAAATTGCAGGTAGTCGTATCCTGCCTGGAGGATCCCAACAAAAAACCCCCGAATACATAACTATGTCCCGTCGACCAGGCCTAGGACGGGCCTGGATCGAAAAATACACAAACGACGTTTATCCTGACGACTTTGTCCTCAAAGGAACCGTCAAACTTCCACCGCCCCGTTATTACGATCACGTCTACGAGCTTGACAACCCGAAGGGCTTCGAACAGATTAAAAAAGCACGGACGCTAAAGGCTAAGCAGAACGCTTGCGAGACGACTCCTGAACGGCTTGCCGTAAAGGAGCGTCTTAAATACAAACAAATGCAACGTCTCTCAAAACGGGGATTCAAATGACAAAAACCTGGAGCCATAAAGTCTATGCAATCTACGACTCGAAAACCGAAGCTTACCTCCAACCTTTCCAAGCCATCACTCGAGGATCTGCTATTCGAAGCTTTTCGGAAGCTATCTCCGACCCAAAAACAAGCCTTCATCGATGGCCTTCTGACTATACGCTTTTCGAAATCGGACTCTTCGACGAACGCCGTGGCGAGTATGAAATGCACGAATCGAAAAAAAATCTCGGTCTCGCTACAGAATTTGTCAAACCAACACAAAATGACTCACGACAACTGGAAGCATTTCCTGGACTCGTAAAAACATCGGCACCTAACGCCAAACAACTCTCAATGTAAAGAGGACGCATGCGCAGACAATCCATTACGACTCACTCCTTCTCACAAGTCCCCGATGCAGATATTCCACGCTCTTCGTTCAACCGTTCACATGGCTACCGAACGACTTTCGACGCCGGATATTTAATTCCGGTCTTCGTCGATGAGGCCCTGCCCGGGGACACTTTCAATCTGCGCATGACGTCTTTCGCTCGCCTCGCAACCCCGATTGTTCCTTTCATGGACAATCTTTATCTCGACAGTTTCTTCTTCGCGGTACCAATCCGCCTACTCTGGACAAACTGGGAGAGATTTAACGGAGCTCAAGATGACCCAGACGACGACACAGACTTTGAAATCCCGACCATGCCCGCCCCCACGACTACGGGTTACACGACCGGTTCACTCTCCGATTATTTGGGAATACCCATCGGCCAAGACGGCTTTAGCCATTCTTCCCTCTGGCACAGAGCTTACAACCTCATTTGGAATCAATGGTTTCGTGACGAAAACCTTCAGGATTCCGCAGTCGTTGACCTTGACGATGGACCCGACGCAGACACAGATTACCCGCTATTACGCCGGGGGAAACGTCACGATTATTTTACGAGTGCCTTACCATGGCCTCAAAAAGGCCCCTCTGTCGAGCTACCACTGGGAACCTCTGCACCAGTTCTTGGACTCGGAGTTTCAAACGAAACCTACGGAACATCCGCGCAAGGAGTCTATGAATCAGACGGAACTCAAGGCGCATTCGCCGACTCAAAACTCGTCGATCCCGGCAGCGCCAACACAGCACTTTATGTCGAACGACAAACCGCCCAAATCGGAGGATCTTGGTACCCTAACATTAGGGCAGATCTTTCAGCGGCGACAGCTTCAACAATCAATGAACTTCGTCAGGCATTCCAAATCCAAAAACTCTATGAGCGAGATGCTCGCGGAGGCACCCGTTATACAGAAATTATCCGATCTCACTTCGGAGTTACTTCCCCGGATGCCCGTCTTCAACGTGCCGAATATCTTGGCGGTGGCTCTAGCCCTGTCAACGTCAATCCTGTACCTCAGACTTCAGTTTCAGCGGCTACTCCGCAGGGCAATCTAGCAGCCTTCGCAACTTCAAGCGCAGGCGGCCATGGCTTCACAAAATCATTCACTGAACATTGCGTACTTCTGGGCCTCGTATCCGCGCGCGCGGATCTTTCTTACCAACAAGGTCTCAATCGCATGTTCTCTCGAAGCACTCGCTTCGACTTCTACTGGCCAGCCCTTTCTCATCTCGGCGAACAAACAATCCTGAACAAAGAAATTTGGCTTCAGGGTACTGCCACAGACGACGCTGTCTTTGGCTACCAAGAACGTTACGCCGAATATCGTTATAAACCGTCAGTTATTACCGGGCTCTTCCGATCTGACGCAACTTCAACTCTTCACACTTGGCATCTTTCGCAAGACTTCGCGACGTTACCCGTACTCGATGCGGACTTCATTCAAGAAGATCCGCCGGTTGACCGAGTAATCGCAGTGTCGTCTCAACCGCATTTTCTCTTCGATGCTTATTTCGACATGAAATGCGCGCGCCCAATGCCAACTTACTCAGTACCTGGACTGATCGATCACTTCTAATGACATTACCAATTCCGCTAGAAGAATTAATTCTTCCTTGCTTCGGATTACTCCTCCCGGCGGTTATCGCCGGGGGCGGCGCCCTCCTCGGGGGCCTCTTTGGCATGATGGGACAAAACAGCGCAAACGCCGCAAACGAACGAATCGCCGCAGGACAAATGAACTTTCAAGAGTCGATGTCCAATACTGCGCACCAGCGCCAGGTACGAGACCTGACCGCAGCGGGGCTCAACCCGATATTAGCTGCCGGCGGCTCCGGAGCTAGCAGCCCCAGCGGAGCTTCAATCGCAGCACAAAACCCGGTGCCATCCGATATGATCGCCTCAGCAGTGAGCTCAGCCCTCGATGCTTCCCGAACCAATGCCGAGGTCAAACGGCTCGAAGCCGAAACCGCAATTCTCCAACCCACCGTGAAACGGGCAAAAGAAGAATCAAAAGTCATAGACAAAGCACCCAAAGCCGTAGGCTGGGCCGAAGCAATCAAAAATACCCTCGGATTAGACGCTGGATCAGCGGCTCAAATCCTTTTACGCCGCTCAGGCGGAAACTCAGCAAAATCCAAACTACCCAGTGGAACGCGCACACTACCTTAACAAGGAGAAACCATGTCAATGCCAATGAATCCGATGAATCAACAAACCAAAAAACAAATGGCGGATCGTGCGCCCATTATCATCAATTACCAACCACCTCTGCATATCCATGCAAACACCTCTGGCGTCTCGCGCACTAAACAACAATTCAAGGAAGAATGTGACGTCAACAACATACTGAAAAAATACCGCGCAACAGGACTCTTAACCCACATCCGCGCAACAAAACCACAGTATGGAGACTTCACCCAAGTCACAGACTTCCAATCAGCAATGGACCAAGTCCAACGCGCGCAAGACGCCTTCCTCAAGTTGCCGGCTAAGGTACGAAGCCGCTTCCGCAACGACCCCTCTGAACTCGTAGAGTTCCTCTCCAACCCCGCCAATACCGAAGAGGCCATTCAACTAGGCCTCGCGGAGCGAAAAGCGACTGGCGGTACCACCAAACCCCTTTTAGACACATCTAAAGACGTCGACGCCAAGGAGACCACCTCTGACGCACTCAAAAAATGAGTGCGTCCGCTCTGTGATCGCACTTGATCTTACAGAGCGGACTGACACCCAACTGCAAGAGTCAGTTACTG